GATGAATTCCGCATTCGCGGTGCATCTAGTTCTAAATCAAACGTGGTTTCTTCTACCGTAACCAGAGTACTTCAGAAAGATATAACTGTTGGCGCTACTACTGAACGTAGAAACGTCACCGTATCTCTTAATGTTGTACTTCCCTCTCTTGGCGGCTTTACCGCTGCTGAGATTGATGGTATGGCTAGTGATATTTCGGAGTTTTTAACAACTACCACAATATCTCGTTTGTTACAAGGCGAATCTTAGTGCACTACCCCTGCTTTATAACCCCTCCTAACTTAAGGAGGCGTCCAGCAGTGGAATTAGATACACTACGCATATTACAAGGTTTGTGTGAAGACATGGACCTAGATCCGTACACAGCTTCAATGTTGCGTCATCGTCTAAAAAACGAAGGCACAGCATTTTTAACTGTCACCCTTCCGAAGCTTTCTAAGGCTGTTCTACGTAGTCTTGAATTAGGCTACTTTGAACGCCCCACTTGCTTCGCGTGGAAAGGCCGCTCTCTCCGACATTTTCGAAGTTTGCTGAATGGTATCTTTGATCAAAAGGACGGGACAGTGCTAGCCAAAGTTGATGAGTTTTCACTCTATCGACTTCGTCAGCTGTGTGAGTATGCCTATAAATTGGCCTTACCTTTCACAGATGAACAGCTAGACCTTCATACTCAGAAATATAAAAATACTGAGAATGAACTTGCCGTTTTACCCCTAGATAATGACTTCATAGACAAGATGCGTAAGAATTTTCATACGCATTACAAGCCTATTTCTGATGCAGTTCCCGAGGATGTTTTCGAACATTCCCGGCCCCGTTTTACATCTGGTTCTTTTAGTGGCTCAACCGAGCTACCAAAGACCTTTAGGCATTTTGCTATTTATAAGCAATTTCCCTCTAGTGTAATCGGACTCTGCAATGTCAAATTCGCTGCTTATTCTGGATATTTTAAATCATATCCTTCTAGTAGCGAACAGGTCTTGTCTAAGGATGAAACTGGCTATTCCGAGGTGCTTTTTGTACCTAAGGACAGTCGAGGTCCTAGAGTTATCTCTAAAGAGCCCCTTTTGTCTTTAAAAGGACAAATGGCTTACTTCGATTGGCTTTCTTCCTCTTTGGAGAAAGTAACAGACAGAAGGGTAAATTTCCGCGATCAGCAGGTTAATCGTAATCTTGCTGCTACCGCATCAAAAGACCTTTCTATGGCCACATTGGACCTTAAGGACGCGTCTGACCGGCTTACCTATAAACTCTGCTTGAAGCTTTTTGCTTACGCACCTGCTTGTCGATATTTTATCAATAAGCGTGTCGATCACACTAAGCTCCCCAACGGCGAGGTTATTTACCTCAATAAGTTGGCAGGTATGGGTTCTGGCCTTACATTCGCTACTATGGCTCTTTGTATACATCTCGCTGTCGTCACCGAAATTCAGCTTCGTCATAGTTGGCTTGACTTCAGAGATATCTCTAAGCAAGTTTACGTTTACGGAGACGATTTAATCGTTCCTGTACGCTACTATGACTGTGCTCGCGATTCTCTGAGAAAGATTGGGCTTCTTGTTAATGACGAGAAGTCTTATGTCTTTTCTAAATTCAGAGAATCATGTGGAGGTGACTTCTATAACGGCGTAGATGTTGGCATAACGCGGCTTAAGTTAACTTTCGAACGGTTCAAGACTATTGGCAGGCATTTACACTTCAGTAATCTGAAGTCTGCTTGCTTAAAGCTTGAGAGACATTGCCGTGAATTGATTTCAAACGGTATGATCTCTCTCGCTGAGTATTATTATACTCGCATTGAATCCGTCTTAGGCAAACTTCCTCTCGTTAGAGGGGAGACTGCGTTTCTAGGCCGACATAGTTGGACGGGTACTTACCCGGAAGACTCTGTTGGGAATTTCGTGCCCATTAAGGCATGGATTCCATTACCCGTGGTAGTCGAAGACCAACGAACTTGTCCTTATAAGGCGCTTGGTAGTTGCTTAAGAGAGGTCTCTTATGACTACCTAAGTTTCCTTGACAAGATCACTGGTGGATCTGCGACAGAGGTCGCCCTACCTCGCGAGATTCGTCTCGTGAAAAGGGAAGTGAGTGCCCTAGCTTTGCTAGGATAGCCAGAATCTTTTGGCCTTGGGAG